ATAATCTATAAATTACAAGACTATCTTCAATCATTCTTAATTGATTGAGTGCTTTGATTCCTTTATGTAAGTAAGATAAAACAGTATTTCTATTTCTATCAACTAATCCTGATGTAACAAAGGTAATTGAATCTCTAGCAATTTTGATAGATGCTTTTGATGCACCAAAGTTACCAGGTCCACGGTTAGCACCTGAGTTTGGTGTGTATATAAAATGCTCTTCAATTTCTGGATAATCTATAGGTGCTCTAACACCTACTGGTACACTTCCCTTAAATCCTGCAGCATCTTGTTCTTTCTTCTTCTCTTTTCTAATATGCTTTATTTTTAAAGGATCAATATATCTTAAATCTTGAATACCTCTCTCTGGATGATCAACATCAATTACTTTTAGATAGAATAATCTACCATCAACATACCAGTTTTTAAATATTTCGTGTGCTTTCTTATCAAAATCAAGAACTTCTTTTATTGTTTTAAATTCTTCTCTTATTGCTTTCTTTAACTTATCGCTTGCATTTAAGTTTGATAATTCAACTTCTATAGGGGAATCATAAAGATCACTAACAATTGCTTCATTGATAATATCTTCGATTGCTTTATCAGCTTCTGGATGTAACGACATCTCACGATATCGTCTAATTAGATCGTATTCAGTCTTATAGACACCTTCGATGTCTACGTACTGTCCATAAAATCCTGATTGTAGATAGAAATCAGCCCCGTCCTCATTATTCTGAGGAACGGGGGATACTATACCTTTCGGTTTCTTTTCATTATCTTCAATCGAAAAACCAAAGAGTTTCGCCATTATTAAATTCTCTTAAAATATTCCTATGTTTATTTAGTTGATGTTTTCACCACCTGCTGCGGAACCAACACCCTTGGCAGCTTCCCACCAGTGAACTTGGAACTCTGCAGTAAACTCTTGAATACCTTCCGTATCATATGATAGGTTGATAGGAGCAACTTGAGTTGGGAAAATATCGTAAAAACGATAAGATCTGAGTGTTTCTCCAGAACGATCTAGTTGGAAAACAGTTGCGTCTGCTTGATAAGATGCAGGATCTGTTGAACCTGTATTATCAGAGACTCTGTTTATCGCGTTCATCCATGCTTCCATAGCAGAACGGATAGCAAAATCTGTATCGTTAATAACTGTAATTGTCCAACTATCAAAAGTTCTATCTCCTGCTACGTGGAGAATCCTACCTCTGAATGGGACTGTTATGTCAGCTATGTTTGAAGCAGGTAAATTTGCTGCTTTAACTAAGAATCTTGCTTTGTCAAGAACTTCTGAACTTGCAGGAGCAATACTAGGGAAGTTAAGTACAACTTCAAATAGATTACTTCTTGCACCGCCACCGATTAACTTACTTTTAAAGTCAGTAATCTTTCTTAATGGAGGTGGATTGATTTGTTGTCTGGTGGGCATTTTTTAAACCTCTAATTAAACGTTACCGATTACTTCTTCAAATGAAACACCTGTTCTAGTTGCAACAAATGTTAGACCAATGAAATTGATTGATCTTGCTGGTTTGATAAAGATATCAGCGACAAACTCATTTGCATCAATAACTGCTGCAGTGTTGTTTGTTTGATCGCAAACTACAACATAGTCTGTGATTCCACGCTTTGCTTGAACATCGCGTAAGAATGGTTCAACTATGTTTACAAAGTTTGTTCTTGTAATTTCATCGTTAAACTCAAATAGTTGATCTTTGGCAGCAGCTGAGATCGCATCTTCTAGGAAGAGGAATAGACGACGAACGTTAATTCTGTCGAATGCTGATGCTCTAGCAAGACCTGTCTTGTCACCGAATAGGATAATTCCATCTCCTGGTGAGAAGATTACTGGGTTAACTCTGTTACTATACAGAACATCTCTTTGAGATTTTGTAGGATTGTATGCTAGTTTGATAGCATTGAGGATTGAACCTCTTGCTGTTCCCGCAGGTGAGAACCAAGGGAAGTTGTTAATATCGTTTCTAGCACAGATACCTGCAATGTCTCCGTTTAGAGGTACATATCTAAATGTATTTGCAAACCTATCATACATGTATTTGTATCCACTGTCAAATACAGCGTAACTTGATGAAGGTAATGGTGCAAAGAATGATACTACATTGTCTGTAATTGTATTAGCAGAGTTTATAGTATTAGTTGTATTATCAGCTGATTCTGATAAAAATGCACCTCTATATGGTGATATGAACGCAATTGCGTCTTTTCTTAGTTCAGCAACTGAAATAAGTTTAGATGCTAAACCTTGTGCTGCTTCTTTTCCGTAACTTGCAGATCCTTGAATTAGGAAGTCAACGTCATATTCTTCTGTATTACCAAGAATATCATAACCTCCGTTGATATCTGCTTTAGTTGAATCTAAAGCACCTGCGGTTCCGATACCTGATGAATAATCATAGTTGAAACCTTTTGAAAGAGTGAATGTCTGGTTTCCAGCTGCTGAGAAGATTATATCTTCTGCAGGTTGATCCCAAGCATCATCTCCTTGTAATGTAAAATCATTTACAAATCCAGTGGTTGTTATACCTGCAGGTGCACTACCACCAAAGATAAATTCTGAGTTGTTATAAAGATATTTTCTCCAGTAAGAAGGACTTCCTGCTGAGAATACTGCGTCATCTGCCTTAGAAAGACTTAAATGCTTCTCAAGAACAGTACCAACAGTTCCTGTTACAGATCCATTTCCATCAAAAACAATAACGTGGACTTCATCATTCTTAGACTTTCTAGATTCAGCGAATGAAGAAGTTCCTGGTCTTCCTGCTAAAGCATTCCACTTATAAGTTATTGTTGAAATACCTGTTGAACTGATGTTAACTGTTTGAGTATCGAACCAGTCTACTGCAGTATCATAATTTTTAGTTGTGTAAGCACTAGAATATCCATTTGTATGAACTCCTACTGTTCCACTACTATCAAACTGCCATGTTCCCCCTGCAGTGTAGTCTACTTCAACTTCATCTCCGTTTGGATCAATGTAAGAATTAACCTTAACTTTGACTGAACTATTTCCTGCACCAACTTCAGTAACTATACCTTTAAGGTAATATCCAGTTAACTGTGTTGTTGTTCCTGCACCAATTAATACTTTAGTATCAAGTCCTTGTGTTACACCATATCCAACTACAACATCAGCGAACTCCCCGCTTAATGTTTGGTCAGCAAGTGAATCAATTATTGCTACTTGAATACCATTTGCCCAAGAACCTGGATTTCTAGCGGCTACCACTACATTTCCAATTGTGTTCTCGTCATATGTTTTTGTTACGTAATCTTCAGTACTGTTAATAGTAATACTACTTGCAGTTCCTGCTAATGCGTTGGTTAAATTATCTCCCGATGCCCTTACTACTCGCAAACCGCCACCATATGCTAAGTATGATGATGCGGTAAGCCAGTGCTCATAGTGCTTATCGATAGCAGCAGGTTCCCCAAAAATATCTACTAGTTGCTGTTCTGTACTTACCAGTGTTGGTAAATTAACAGGACCTTTTGGGAAAGGTGCTACAATTGCTCCAATTTTATCCGTTGTTGGATCAATTCGACCACTAGTAAGATCAACTTCTCTTACTAGTATCCCTGGAGATGCTAAATTTAGTGGCATCTTATGTTCTCCGAATCCAGAATTATACTGAAATTATTTATTGAAAAGCATATTTACAACGGGGAAACACTGCATGAACTACCAATCTGGATACTCCCATTTGTTACTAATCTTCTTTTTCGACCTTTTAACTCTTATTTTTGTGCAATCCTTACATTCATAAGAATATGAGGATAAAGTAGTTCTATTCTTACGTGTTAGATAAAATTCTTGTACAAGATCTTTTGTTTCTCCACATACACGACATTTTCTCTCAGTGAATAGTAAATGATCTAAACTAATTTCACTATCAAAGTCCATTATAAAACTTGAACTACTCCTACAACTTCAGGAAATTTTTGAACTAAATGGTTCTCAATACCCATTTTTAATGTTTGTGCACTCATTGCACATGTTTCACATGCACCAGATAATCTTACTTTTACTATGGCTGCCTCTTCATTCTTCTTAACACCATAATAATCTCTAATTGGTTCTTCTAAATTATCTTCAATCTCCACAAACTCCAAATATCCACCATCTGCTTCAACATATGGTCTCAATTCATCCAATGCTTCATTTACTTCTGTTGGAGTTGGAATCATAAATCTTTTCCTCTTTTTTTATATATTCTAACTCAATTCCTTTATGTTGCAACAAAATTCTCTTTGCTTCCGTCATCTTTCGATGATAAAAAACAATAGGTTGCTCATGTAATCCTGCGTCTCCGCTCATAAATTCTCCTTCTTTTTTCTTTTATTTTATCATATAACCTTAATATTTACAAGTTTAAGAATTTCTTTAGAATCTATTTTGTTACATATCTAAGTTCTGAAAAGCATTATCTGGTAATTTAACCATCTTTCAAAATTTACCATTCTAATCCAAATCCAATCCCAAACCATCGTATAATATTGATTGATGTATAACCCAAATAAATCAATCTGTTTGAATATTGGTGTAACTCTATAATCAAATTCTGCTTGAGGTCCAGTCTCATATTTTATTTCTTCATCACAAAACTGTTTACTAACTGCACCTTCTTTTACCAACTTTGCACATAATTCTCTTTTATCAAACATTTCATACTGTCTTTCTCTCCATCCAGTATAAACACCAGAAACATTACTGAATACAATTAAAGGCACTGCAAATGCAACTGTAAAATTAACATATGCTTTCTTTAATTTCTTAAACATTACATATAATCCCACATAAATGAGTTATCTCCATACTCATCTGCGTTCCATTCTTTAGTTTGCATCGGATTTTCTTTAGTCCATACATCTCCACCATCTACAATTGGAGACATATCATCTAATCCATCATTAATGAATCCAAAAGGTGCCATATCTTGTTCTATCTGATTCTTTTGCTCTTCATATATTCTCTTTCTTACATCATTATCAGTCATTTCCTTGAAATAATCTTGAGCAACTAACCAAGAAAATATAACCATACACATTGCTAGATCATCATTACAACCCTCTTCTGCCATGAATGAGTTGTTTCTTTGAATAAAAGTAGTTAATTCTGATATGATTTCGTAATCAGATACTAATAGTTTATCATCTTCAATTAGTGTTTTTAGGTTTGAACACCCTAATTTTTTAACTGCCTGAGACATTCTTACACCAAGTTGAGATTTTTTACCAGAAAAACCTGCTCCAACTACTTGTCCATTTCTTCCTCTCATAGAACACATAAGAAGATTATCATATTCTAAATCAAAATGAAGAATACTTGCTACTTGATCTCCAATATCATTAACTTCTACCAATAAGAACGCACCATTATATGCTTTACCCACATCACTTATGATATTGGGGTATAACATTGGTTTAATTTCATTATTTCTATACTTACCAACTATCTTATAAGGGAATTTAGTTATGTCATAAATGATAAATGCCGAGTAATCGTTACCAATTCCACGGGCAACATCCACAGTTATGAGATAATTAGACTCTTCTTTTGGGTGTTCATATATGTCTAAACCATTATGTCTCTTTATAGGATCATAATAAACAAGACTTTTTAACTTATCAGGTCTTATAAGAGTACCTACTGATCCTAGAAATTCGCATTCAAATTCAATTTTGAATTGTTGTTCTGAAGTATTTGCTATTGTTTGCTCTTTCCATGCATCATCTCTACCTGGAACTTCAGACCAATGAACTTCTGTTGGTACATATTCATTTTTACCTTTTTCCGAATCATGCCACATACGGTAAAAATGATTCATACCTTTAGGGGTAGAAACTATAATAACCTTTGTACTTTGTCCAGATGTAATAGTAGGATATACAGATGCAAAGAAATCATCTGCAATATGATTCGGTATGAATGCAAATTCGTCTAAGAATATAACGTTGTAAGATCCACCACGAACAGCAGATGATGATGTAGAGTTTGCTGATATTTTTGATCCATTCTCTAATTCTAAGGAACCTTTGTTCCAAGATATAATACCCTGTTGCATCCAAGTGGGTAAATTTTCATAAGCAAGTTGCAGTCTGCCTAATAAATCTCTGGCAGTTGATGCTTTGTTTGCTAATATTGCAACATTAACATTATCGTTGAATACTGCATAATGAAGTAAATATGATACACAAGTAGTAGATTTACCTGTCTGCCGAGGCATTTTACAGATATTAAATCTATTGTCGTGAAAATTTTCTAGTAACTTCTGCTGAAATGGATACAATTTAAAGGGTTGTAATCCATGATCAAGAGTTACTATCTTTATATAATTGATCGCAAAATATACGGGATCTTCTCTACACTTTATAAACTCAACTATTTGTTCCTCAGTAAAGTTTATAGGAGTATTTGCTTTTTTCAGATTTGGATTACCCAAATATACATTATCACTCATAGTTTCTCCTATGTCATTTCATAAGGAAGATCTCTTGCAGGTTTACTCTTCGGAAGTAAACCGCTAGACTTTTTATCGTGCTCTAAGGTTTGTTGTGCAAGATCTACCATTTTCTCCAAGTTTTGAATCCTTTTTTCAAGATTCTTCACTTTCGGGTCCTGTCCATCTTTGCCAGATTGTGTTTTCTTGTCCAAGTTTTTCTCTCCAGTCGTAATGTGATAACTGAAGTTTCTCACTCGCAAGAAGATCGCTACCTATACCTTTTGAAGGTTTCAAAGGTTCAGGAGACACAACATCTATAAATTCTGCGTAATGTTCACCATTTGCATCTTCTATTGAAACAGAATCTTGCATATAACTGGATGCGGAATCCAATTTATCAGTTGATGTTGTTATTTTGCCTTGAACCCATGCAGGTATATCTTTTTCCTTCTTGCCTAATGCTTTTTTAAGTTTGGCGATGTTTCTTTCAGTTTTGTTTAACTGTTTATGTGCCATTGAAACTTCGTGATCCTTCTTCTCCTTTTCTTCGGAGACATCTTTTTTGACTAACAATCCATCGGGTTGTACCATGCTACCCTCTGGAATTGGCTTACATTTTTCATCGGTATTACAGTAGTAATATCCGTCCTTACAAGATTTCATATGTAAGTTTAAGCGTCTGATGCCTTATTATTTATCATTCCTTGCTTTAGTAACTTAGAAAGATCAGAAGTTGAACCCACATACAAGGCATTATTTGTTACGTTATTTGTAGTAGTTTTAGGAGAATCTTCTTCAATATCTTTGATTTTTTTCTGTAAATCAAGCAATTTATCAGTAGTATCTGCCACACTTTTGATCAATTGACCTGCAACTTCATATGCTCTAGCACTAGCACCTTCTTCTGCTACTTCCATAATACCATTGATTGCTTCTTGTCCTTTTTCAATCAAAGAATATAAATTACCTCTAGTATATTCATAGTCTTTTTGGATGTCTTTATCCTCAGATTTCTTAGTTTTTAATATTTTCAACTCTTTAGGTTCTTCTTTCACAATGTCAGAAGCAGTATTAAGAGCATTATTTAAATCTTCAAATTGGTCTTTCATTTACTTTCCGTCCTGAAAAAACTCCAATCCTTCAGAGAATCCAAAATCATCTCCAGGACCAACTAATGCATCATCAACCGCATCTATAACATTATCAGCATTTAAATCAGTTGTTGCTTTAGGAGTAACAGTATATCTCATTTCTCTCTTTGCAGTTACAGGATTGGTCTGAGTATAAGTATCGACTTGAACTTTCTTGATAAGACCTTCTGCATTATCAGCAATTTTACCGAATAGATATGTCTTAGCAGTAAAGTTTAAAGTGTAAATTAATGCTCTTCTAGTGGAAAAATCTCCCTCATAATCATCTACAAAAGAAACACCATTCAAAACTATAGGAATATCTCTTTTTTCTCCAATAGCACTAACAAGGTCTATAGTTACATTAAGAGATGGTTGGAAAAATGGTAATATTTGTTCTACAATCTGCAAAGCATCATCATTCAACTTACAATATATGTTTAACTCAAACCCAACATCATAAGGGACGGGCATAAAAACTTTTCTCATAGTTGAGGATGCTGTATCAACTGCTTTGAATGTTGATGTCATTCCCGTCTTTCTAGTTCCATCATATGTTAAAGATGTCATTTCAAAAGACATTCTTGGTAAAGATATTGCTACTGCCTTGTTTAATTGTGATTGTTGTGTAAGTCTTGCTAAAAATTTCTGTCTAGGAGCATATGCTAATGGAACCCTCATTTCATCAATAAGATTACCTGTTTGTCCATCAAAATGCTTAATATAAATTTGATTGAACAATGTTCCGAAAGATACAATGGTCTTTCGCATTATTTCGTGGTAGTAATGACTTCCTAACATTAAACGTCACCAAATGGGTTAACTTCTGTAAAATCTAAAATCATATCTGCTTCTCCTTCAAATAGATCGTTTTGGTTATAATCATCTATATTCTCAACTGAACCAGCTGCAGGTACTTCTGAGAGTAGCATATACTTATCTAAAACATATATAGCACCCGAAGACTGTCCAATAATATTCTCTCCTGCGAAGAATGTTCCATTTTCTTGTCCAACTTGAAGCACTCCTTCATCTTGATCCCAATTTTTAACTCTTGCACTTACACTAGAACTTGCACCAATAACAACCTCATTGAACCAGAATGTTCCTATTCCTGCATTTCCTGCGAGTGCAGCTGGATCTTGTACTAATACTGTGCAAGGTCCAAGATAACCTGCACCTGGACTGGTGATATGAATACTTTCAATATCGTTAGCTGCTGCATCAAGAACAACAACACCAGTAGCAGTTCCAAATCCAGAGACACCATCTCTATCTCCAATAGTATTAGCAATACTTACTGTAGGAGGTACAGTATATCCAATACCAGTTTTCGTAAATGTTATGCTAGTAATTGCTCCAGAAGCATCAACATTTCCATATCCTTCTGCTGTTTGTCCAAGTGGAGCATCAATAGTTACACTAGGAGCAGATAGATATCCTCCACCCATAGTTAATATTTCAAACTCACTTATTTGTCCATAACCATTAAGTTTAGCTCTACCAGTTGCTGTAAATTCAGAAGCAGTTCCAGTTGGAGCACTAACTGCTACGGTTGGTGTAGTTAAGTAACCTGCACCTGAAGATGCAATAGAAACTGTATTTACAAATCCTTCGCTAATAGTTGCTGTTGCTGTTGCTCTGAAATTAGTTGCAACACCTATTGGTGTGTCTATAATTGCAGAATTTATAGCAGTTACTATTCCAGTTAAAGTAGAACTACTATTAACAAGAGATGCTACTTGTCCAGATACGACAGTTGTATCAATACTTAATTCTTGCTCAGAACCAATCTGATCTTCAAAGTCATCATAAGTTACCGTATTAGAATCTACAGTATAAGATGAAATACCACTTGATGGAGGTGTTGATGAAGCAGATCCAATAACTATAGTTGAGAATATATCATCTACAAAAATACCACTATTATATGAGTTCTTCAGAATAGGTGGTGTTAAATTAGCATTAGTTATCAGTTCTTTGTCTCCTGCTAATGGGAAGAATACACTGGAATAATCTCCACCATCTACTGATAGAGAAATTTTCTGAGCACCAGATTCATTCTTAGATTCTACGTAAGCATAGTGCCAAGCATCATCCCTTACAGATCCACCAACAGTAGATGCAATTGATACTGTTCCAATACCCAATTCAACATTTCCATTAGTGTTTATTCTTAAATTAGTGTCTTCTGATTTACTACCATTACTATCTTTATTTAATTCTAAAAATGTTGAAACCCCTGTTGTAGAACTTTGAGTTTTAAAGAATAATTGAACAGCACCTTCTGCACCAATAGTAGTTTGATTTCCTTGCCATGTTAAATTTCTATCGCTATCTGCATCAATTAATTTCCATGCTACTGTTCCAAATCTTGGAGAAGTTGCATCAAATCCTGCAGATAATGTAAGATATTTTATAGTAAGTGTTGGTGGACTTAGATAATATCTACCTACACTAGTTAAACTATAAGAGAATGTAGTTATACCTAAGTTAGAGACATAAGATGTATTTGCAGTTGCTGTAGATGCAATTCCTGTGGGAGCATCAACTGTTAATGTTGGATTTCCAAGGTAGAATTGTCCAGAAGAAGCAATTGATATAGTTTCAAGATTTTCATTTGCATTTACAGTAGCAGTAACGACTGCAGTAGATCCAACTCCAGTAGGAGCAGCAATTGTTACAGCAGGTTCTACACTATATCCTATACCTGCGTTATTAACTGAAAGACTTACTAATTTTTCATTAGCAATTGCTGTATTTGCTGTTGCCTGTACAAGTCCTGAACCAGTTGGAGAAGATATTGTAACTCCAATTTGTCTTTGTGGTGCATAATTGCTTCCCCCACTGCTTAGAGTTATCCCAGTCACTACATTATTTGCTACGACTGCTGTTCCAGCTGCTCCAGTATAAGTTGGTGACCCGAAGGTTAATAAAGGAACATCTGTGTAACCATTTCCAGAAGAAATAACAGTTGCTTTGCTTACACCTTGTCTATAAGTCTCAATACCCACAGTTACTGCAGCACCAACACCTCCACCACCAGTAATTGTTACCGTTGGTTCTTCAATATACCCTTTACCTGCATCAGTCAGAACAATTTCCTTGATTGATCTACTACCTCCAATAGATGTTGTAATAGCAACTGCTGTAGCAGTTCTACCACCACCAGGTGCTGCTGAAAATGTTACTGTTGGTGTTGAATAGTAACCATATCCATCATCATCTAGATATATTTGTCTTACATAACCAGTTTCCATCTGAACACCGATAGTAGCAGTGTTTCCATAACCAATCATCTTAAGATTGATAATCTCTCCAACATTAGATACTTTATTATCAATTGCTTCTATACCAGTATCAATAACCTCATTTTCATATTCAAATAATTCACACTGAAGTTCATAAACATAATTCTTTTGTAATTGGTAGAATGGAACTTCATGTTCTACAAATTTTACTTCAAAAAATCTACCTCCTAATGGGAAATAAATTAAGTCTCCTTCTCTAGGTCTATGTGCAAGTTCTGTTTCATATGCATCTCCCATTGCTAAGAATGGTGCAATATAATCTTCCCATCTCTCTTTAGATATAGTTACTACTAACTCATCCTTGAGTTGCATACCAAATTTGGTTAATACATCTCCACCACCAGTATATCCATCATATGTGTTTACATATGCTTCTAATAGATAATTATCATCAAATTCTGAACTTTGTACTTCCTGAAAAACATTCTTTCTATTCTTTATTTCTCTAGGTAAATAATATACCTCAATACCATACATCCTCAACTGTTCGTTGACGAGATCTTGTACAAGTCTTTGTTCTGATGCAGATCCTTGAAGGAAGAATGGATTTAATGGCATTTATCCTACCCTATCATATCTAATGGAGGTAATTCGTAAGTTGATGACATTTGATCTCTAATTGCATTAACTTCCTCAACACCATCCTGATAGATTTCTCTACCATTAAATTCTATTCCACCAGGTAATTTTACTCCTTTAAATTTAATTAAATTCTGTCCCCACTGTTTCTTAATAAGGGCAGTACAATATCTCTTTAAAAAACTATCGTTATAAACACCACCAAAGGTTGCAGGATCTAATGCTCTATAACAATCAAGAACAAGATACTGATCTTTATCCTGTGATCCCCAATCTATATCAAGATATAATCTATCTTGTCTTTTATTAAATCTTATTTGCTTATCAGTTGTAAGTAAAAAATCAATATCTTCCAAATATCTTTTTGTCATTTGATATTGTAGTAATTCAACTGAATTGAAGAAATACAAATCATTTAAAAATAATTGGTACTTAATACTAAACATACCACCAGATATAGAACTAGTATCAAATTTAAATACTTTTTCTACACCAATTACAGAGTCTGGAACATTTATATAATTTGAATTTTCATACCAAGTATTAGTAAAAGAACTTGAAGTATTAGATCCTGTTGTTGCTACCATCCCAGTTCCACTTGGAGCATTTGCCCTTCCTCTATCAAGATCGTCTTGAGTAATTTTATATTTTAAATACATTCTTTCGACACCATCAAAGTGTCTTTCTTGGAAATATTGAATTGCGTCATCTATGCAATCATCAAGTTGCTCGTCTGAAACGTTAACTTCAAGAACTGGAGCACCAAGTTTTCTTAAGCAATGATCTATTAACTCTTGTTTAGTGGTGGGCTTTGCCATTAGTTAGAAATCTCCTTCATCCACACTATTTATTGTTTTCGATTTAGTTTTTTGCTTTGCTTTAGAAACAGTGTCTAAATTCTCTTCTTCTTCTGCTCTTTTCTGCTCTGCTCTTTTTAATTCTACTACAACTTCTTTTGCATGTTCCAACTCTTTAAGCAAGTCATTAACTTGTTTATTAAGTGCTTCTATAGTATTATTATTTTGACCTACTCTTGCTTCAAGTGCTATTACTTGAGCGAGTAAATCTGCAGATTTTCGTTGGTAAGTTGCCAACAAAACCTGATAATCCAATTCATTATTTGGCATCACTAATTATTCAGTTGTATTATTTATACTATTAGAACGAACCCCCGTCAACGGTTATGTTCTGTAAAACTCTATTACTACCATCGTGCCCAATTACCTGAGACTGTCCTGCAGCATCATTAACCCATAATCCACCAACTTCAAAGTTTGCGTAAACAATTTCTGTCATAACATTTGAAGATTCAGTAACTGATGATGCAACTGCAACTCTCTGTACAGAATCATCCCAATATATTGCAGCGGTCTTTGCAGCAGATGCTGTGTAGTAGTGCATTATAACACCAACATCTAAGTTCTGATCTGTAGATGGTGCTACTAAGTTACCACCACTATTGACAAGTCCAAGTTCAATTATTGGATCTTCAACTTTTAATGCTTCTGTATTAACAATAAACTGAGAACCTAAAACTGTTATATCTCCAGTAACAGTAACACTACTTGCAAAACTTACATTACCAGTAGTATCAGCAAGTGTCATTGCATCGCTACCATCTGATGCCTTAACAGCACCTGCTTGTATAGTAGGAACAGTTAAAGTATTTGAGTTTGCATTATATTTAATTTGAGGATCAACGAATACTGTTTGTCCGAGTCCTGTTGTTGTTAAATCTCCAGCTGATGCATTTACAAATGATACGTATCTGTCATTTGTATCAGCAACTGAACTAACGTCAACAGAATTTGATCTTTGTGCAGTTGAGATAGAACCTGAAATAGTACCATTAATCTGTCCAGTAACAATTAAGTCTGATGAAACTCTTACAGAATCAGATCCAGTAGCAGCTCTTAAATATAAATCTCCTGATTGTGTGCTAATTGTATTATCATTTAATGTGGCAATACCAATATTACCTGCAACAATACCTTTTCCAACTCCACCCGTAGCAGTAATACCATTGGTGAATGTGGACATTCCTGTTATGTTTGTCTGTGCTGAGACATCAATAGTATTAGATGAAGCATCTAACTTAAGATTTCCAGCTGAAGTATTGATTGTAGTATTATCTACAACACCAATTTGAACTTCTTTAACAGTTGAACTACCTTCAACAGTTTGATTACCTGTTACAAGAGATGTTCCTAAAATACGTTGAGCAGCATCAGTAACTACTTCATTATTCTGAGAATCCAGAATTAAAGGACCATTATCAGAATAAATTGTACGTGCTGAAGTTATAGCAACCTGAATATTTCCAAAGTCACCACCATTTGTGGCAGTAACAATTCCACTTAAACTAGCATTAGCAAATGTCTTACCTTCAGACTGATCACCAAGATTAAAGGTATTATCAGTTTCTGGTAAAATATCTCCTGAAATATCTGCATTTATAGTAATAACATCTGTCTCAGCATTACCAAGATTTACGTTACCATTCATAACTGTTGCACCTTGTAATGTTGATGTGCCAGTTACACTTAATCCTGCACCAATATATGCGTTCTGTCCTACACTTAATCCACCTTTAATATCTACAGCACCTGTTCCTGCAGCATTTGTTTGTTGTGTACTTGCAAATGTTGTAATTCCAGTAACACTTAATCCTGCACCAACATATAAATCTCTAGAAATTCCTGCACCACCATCAACAACTAAAGCACCTGTCTGTGATGAAGATGAAGCAGTAGTATCATCTATGTTTACAGCACCAATAAAAGTACCCATTCCACCAACTCTTAAGTTGGAACCGATATTTGCTGATAGTTCTACACCAAGACCACCTTCTGTTTTTAATGCACCTGTATCTTTATCAGATGAATCAGTGCTATTAGTAACATTGACTGCACCTTGGAAAGTTGATAAACCTGTTACATATAAAGCACTTAAAGTAGTCTGTGTTAGTGAACTACTCCAAGAAAGAGTACCACTAGCATTTGTTACCAAAGTTCCACCATCTACTGGTGTTTCTGGGAAAACATATGTTGTAACACCTGATAACGTATTAGGTGCTCTTAATGCTATTCTATTTGTTCCGTCTCTATCTACTAAGTTTAATCTTAACGAGTCTATACCGTCTTCTCTAGTCCAATATCTTTGACTTCCAAAAAATTTATTACCGTTAGAGGTTCCGTCTAAACCTATAAAATAATCGTATTTGTCAGTTGAAAAACCTGGTTCACCAGCATTTAACGCAGGGAGACCTGCATACGTACCTCGTTTAAACTGAATAACAGCGGCTGCCATTTAATTATGCCCTCATTTGAGAATATTACATTTATTTCACTTTATTCATTCAATCTAAGATGTATTTATAATTTAAACTACCAAGTCCCTCCATCCATATCAATATTAGCACTTCTGCTAGTATCTGTATCTAATGCATCCAAGAATGCATCAGGTAATCCACTGCTTCCAATTACTGTTCCAGTAGTAGAAGCTGCTGATGTTAATACAACATCTGGATCTACAAATTCATATTTTTGGGTGTTGGCATTGTATGTCAGAACGAACCTATGTGCCTGAGTACTAGTATCCACATCGGATACATCTGATAATTTACTCCCTGAACCAGCTAGTGAATTTGATGCAATAACTTTAATTGCGTTAGTTGCTCCAACTCTTGCTCTGATACTTGACATTTAATAAGTTACTCCTTCTCTTACTAATACACTTCCTTCGATGACCCTTGTTTTAACAAAGGATGTATTTGATGTTATAACAACGTCATAAACATGTCTTCCTGCTTTTAATGCTGATGTTTCTGAATCAGATAACGCAAGAGAGATTGTTCCATTAGTAGCATTTTCAATAGTGCATGTAAATGTAGTTGCTGTCGTAGCAGCAGCTGCAGCATGCTTTTTCATTTTAGCTTCTACTGCATATCCTGTTAAATTAAAGGATGTGTCCCCTATAGTATTAGCAAGGTTAAATGTCTGACTAAAATCAGCTCCTTGGTTTATTTGGAGATTAGCAACATAGACTGCCATTATTAATGCTCAAATATAATTTCTAGTTATAATTATTTAGTTTTTAGTCAATTCAGTTAGTAGTTTCTTTATTTCACTTAATTCATTCTTTACATCTTCAAGTTCTTTCTTATCATTCATCCTTCTTTGTTTTTCAGAAAGATATTGTGAATACCCAAAAGCATCCTTGTTTACGATAGCACCAGACTTTGCATCTCGGTACAAATTTTTCTCACCTTCAACTCTAATTAAGTTATCCATTATGCTAATGCGATTGCACGAAGATCTTTAAATCTAGGTGATCTTGCTTCATTAGTACCATTCATAACAACTTTAATTTGATATCCTGTAAATTGTTCAAGATTATCAATACTAAATTGATATTCATTAAACTCATTCAAATTACTTGGTGTAACATTTGAATCTGCTCTTCCACTGTTTTTAGAAATATCTATTACAGTATCTCCAAAACCATCTTGATCAGTATCGTTCATATTTTCATAACCAGGGAATAGAACATAAGTTTGTTCTACTTCGCTAGAATCTGATTTAAACAATCTGTATAAAACTCTGAAATCAGCAGATGCATCTCTGTATGATGCAACAAATACTTTCAGAGAAGTAGCAGGTTGTTCAAGATTTACTCTATTAGAAATATAAACTGCTGCATGTGGATCTCCACTAAGTTGATTTGATCTAGAATCATTTACATAATCTGTAATTGGTTTATTCAAACGATTTCTTCCAAACATTACAAATGCAGTTTGAGTATCAATTGCAGGAGATAAGTTAGGATCTTCTGGATCTCTAGACATAGAAACACCAACAGTTAAAGAGCGATTCTTAGGTAATGCAGTTAATCTAGTAGTTTCATTTACTTGTGAACAAACTATTCTAGTAGTAGAAAGATCATTTACATCATTTAATTGAACTGCCTCAAAACCTTGATCTATGAATGATGGTTCTGCACCACCTGCACTTGTTCCACTAACAGTTCTAATTGTTCCAGTAACACTAGATGATCTGCCAGGTGTAATAACATCAAATTGTGGTTGAACTCTATTAAACTGAATATTTCTAGATGCTCTAATATCTTTTCCACCCACAGTAGATTCATCTTTAAAGTTCAGTGTACTTTCTCCACTTGATCTACCACCTCTATCAAATTCTACATGATACTTATCAATATCCCTATAGTTAGATAAACCTGCAGACATATTATGTTCTGTGTTTATTCTGATTAGAGAAACATCTCCAATCTCATACTTATAAACAGGATCATTTATAAAGTGTTTTTGTATTGCAGTTCCATCTACACCACGAGTTGCAATTCCAAGTTGTCCACTTCCAATACTGTTATAGTAGATAATTTCATTATTAACTTTCAAGTATCCTGAAGCAGTTGTAATACCTTCAAATGTTGAATATGAAGTTGTATCCGCAAGAGATACTGTAGTATCAGTTATATCAAGATCAACTGAGAGAGTTGTAGGTACAGTATCAGGTGCAATTCCAGTTATATCAACTAAGTTATTATCTGCACTCATACCGTGGTTGTAATGATTAAATTCTACAACATTACCCGCATATAATCCACCAACAGCAGAAGAACTTGTAACTTGAGTACTTGCCAATGATACACCAGGTGTATCATTTACATATATCTGTAGATTTCCACCGACAGTAAAGTTATCTCCCTGAACATTTGTTAGATATAGAGTATCAACATCCATTGTATCTCTAATGGTCATTCTTACTCCAGAACCTTTATTGCCTACATCAGCAGTTGTGATTCCTATAACATCTCCAGTTGAGAATCCATTTCCAGTTTGAATACCTAATGTATTCAATACGATTCCATTTAGAGTTCCATCTGCATTAAACACAACTGTTTGTGCTCTAAGATTTCTTCCTCTACCTACGATTGAATACAATCCTACGTCTGTATATGTTCCTGCAGAATAACCAGTACCAACATTTGCAGTTGTAATACCTGTAAAGGAAACACCACCACCAACATTTTCAATAAATCCATTTGCAAGAGAAGCACTTTGTTTAACTCTTGCACCTGGTACTAATTGATTAACAACAGCAGGAAGTGTTGAACTAGTAATACCTACATCAATCTTTCTAGGATAGATCTTAACCGCATCTGGTTGTAATCTAGGTACATTTTCATTTACACTTTCTAAAGGTGGATTATAGAAGAATGCAGTTCCAGCATTTGGAATGAAGTTTGCTTTGTAAAGTTTAAACTTCATATCTTCAAACTGACTTGCAGTCCATATAGTTCCGTTCTGAGACTTGAATAAACTACCACCAACATACTGTCTAGTTACCATTACTGCTTCAGCATCAGGTAGATTCTGTCCATTTATAGTCCTTTCTCCCATCTGAGCAATCCAGACTTCGTAATTGTTTGTTGTTGGTGCTAGAAGAACTATTGCATATTCCCTATTTTGTTGTAAGTAAACTGGTGATGGGAATTTAACATTAGTTGCAACAGAAGCATCAGTAGATACAGTTATATCTGATGGATATAAAACTGCTCTTGCATATTCATGAACTAATCTATCTGTTGGAGTTCCAAGTTCAACTTCTCTAACTTCAACAAATAATTTTTCATTTTCATCTTTACTTGAGAAGTATAGATCTACAGATGTTAGGAATGCTCCTGTTTCATCTACAGTAAATGATTGTGCAAGAGGATCTTTTCCTCCTCTTCTTCTCCTTCTACGACGTTGACGTACTGTTTGAACAATAGTATCTTCTCTAAAGGTTTCAACTATTCCACTTGCAGAATATCTTCCTTCTCCATGACTTATTAATAAACTACCAGGTAATTGTTCAGCATCAGATTGACTTGTAGTTACTCTAAATGTTCTATCTCCTGATTTAATTCTAACTGTAGGAGGTGGATTTGTATTAGGATCTCTAATAAAGAATGTTCCTATTAAGTCTCCGAAAGTATCAGTAACTAATCTTACATCAGTAACATTTGCTGTAGCACCACTATTTGCTCCTACAAGAGTCATTCCTGAAGTTATATACCCAAAGTAAGTTCCTTGAGCATTAGAGCATAGAGAGCGTGTGTCAACGTTTACAGTAGTCCCTGATGCAGAATATTGAGTAGTTAATATTTCTGAAGTATTATATGGGTTTGCATTATATGTTACATCTGGTGCATTATAAGTGCCATCTTTATGATCAGGTCTTGCTGTTCTAAATGTTATTAATTTTTCTGATCCAACAAATCCTTCTACAGTCTCTCCAACAGCGAATGTACCAGACACCATTGAAACTTCAATAAGTTTAGGTACAACATCTATACCTGCTATTCCATCCATGAATGGATAGAACCTTGAAACAGGTCTTAAACCACCAGCTTGGAACTGAACGTTTCTTGAACGCATGAAAGTATCTGGTTCTGCACTGATAAAGACTTCTTCAAGGAATGTTCTTGCAACATTTCCTGTTCTGTTTACAGTTCCGCCAGGTACAACTACAGTTCTTGTCCAATTATCTGTTGCAGGAGTCATAACAACTCTTCCAACAAACTCAACCATATTAAATGGGTTAACATTTTCTGATCTAGATGCTAATGGTTGTTCTAACCAATTTGCTTCATCATATCTTAATGTAATTAAATCTCCAGTTTTTTGTACGTTAGTATCAAGTAAAGTTAAATTTTCGCTAAGATCAGCACTTGTTGTATTAACATTATCTGCAAATGCAGGTTCTAATTCTAATGAATAAACATCAAGTGGTGTAAGTAATTCTTTATTTCTTCCATCCACAGATGCTTTTGCATCAAAGTTTCTGATTTGCATTCTACGATTATCAGCAAAATCATCAACAAAGAATCCAGACTTGAATCTGTTTAATCCTTGAGCATCCTGAACTTGTAAAGTAGATGTGCTTAACTCAAGTAAACTTAGTGAAGTTACAGTTTCTAGTGTATCAATTCTATCTTCTAATACACCAATATCTTTCATAGTAAATCTCTTATTATCAATTACACTTACTTCAGCATCATCAGGATGGAAAAGATATGGTGGGAATTTGATAACTGCCAATGTCATCGAATCATTAATACTTGATGGTTCTTTTGGATTTTCAGCAGATGTTCCTTTAACAACAGAAATATTACCTTCAACATCCAATATAATTTTATCAATTCTTCCTAAGTAATATTCAACACCTAATACTGAACTCTCATTCGGTGCAGAAACTAATGTTGTATTGACACTAGATGTCCCAAATGTACGACTTGCAAAATCGAAAGGAGATGCACTAGGAGCTGCAGTACTAAAATCAGCAACTCTTGGTCTAAAGTCAAGAATATCTGATATTCTAGTTCCATCTACTAATGATGGTATGTCTTTACTATATCTTTCCTTATCATAAGAATTAACAGTGTAGAAATCTCCATTATCATTTGCAGGAACAATATACCTATCACAAATTACTAATATTTTTTTAGAAGGTGAGAGTGCTTGATTATTTCTTATAAGTTTTGAATAATCATAATATTGCTCTTTTTGTCCACTATCAAGACTAAATCTATCTGTAATATCAAGGTAACTACCTTGAGTCTTAGATTGAACTGAAGTTATGATCTGAGACTCTTCAAAAGTAACAGTTTCTCCAACTTGGAAATTATTAGCATTTAAAGGAACATATCCAATTTCAGTTGTAGAAGGTCTAGTTACTACTTGTGCTACAGCATTACTCTTTTTACCAGTTATTTTTTCTCCAACAATAGCATTTACATTTAATCCTAAACCACTAACAAATTGAAGTGTATTTAAAGTTGGAGTTTCTTTATTTAAAGACTCGTATACTTTATGCACTTTAACTACATCAGGTGTGTTTAAAGATATTTCTCTATCTTCTACTCTTAAACCATAATAGAAAGTAGTTGATAATCCAGTTACTGCTGTACTAATTCCAGAAATAGATTTATCTATAACAATTTGATGACTTCTATCATAAGTTTTTTGCTTACTCCTTATACCTTGTCTCTTAATAGTATTAGTTACAGTTACATTACTTTGACTTGGTGTAAGACCAGAGAAAGTGATTGTAGTTCCGTTTGAACCAAAACTGATTTGTGATGAATTTAGTGGTTCAAATGTACCATCTGTATAAGCAACACTATAAGATTTATTTTCAAAAGGTTCAAAGAAAGCACTTGAGAAACCTATATTAGCAGTATTTAAACTTAATACACCTGTTGCACTTGTAGATTTACCTGTTTCTTGATGAACAATTGTAAGTGTAGAATCACTTAAATCTACAGAAGCAACATTTGGAGAAGATAATTTAGAATATAAGAAAGCATCTTTTTCATTTCTAATTCTTGGTTCTCCTACTGCAAAGGTAGTTGTAACAGTATCAATACCCACAACACCACCATCATTAACTCCAGTTACTGTAGCTACACCAGTTAGAGTTAAGAATTGAAGATCAGTTGATACTGCTGATACTCTAGCAAATGTTTCTGTTGTAAATCCGTCTCTCTGATAGCGAATTATGCTATTAGTTGATATTCCACTAAATGTTTGTCCTGCACAAGAAGCAATCCCTGTTGGTGAAATGCTAATTTTATCAGTAATTTTAAAGTTTCTTGGAGATATACTCTCAAGAACTGTATCTGCTGAGAAATCAGTAGTTATACCACCTACAGTTGAGAAAGTTTGGTATATTGATTTAACATCTTTTGTATTTTTTGCATCAACAGCAGTAATTGAACGGATATATTCAGAACCTTCATTTAGAGAAATTTGTTCTCCAACAATAAATTGTCCAGAAGTTTGAGTTAATGTTATTTCTGAACTAGATGCACCAGGAGAAGTAACAACAAAACCTGTAGCACCACTACTTAAACCTTTTATGTAAGTTGAAGCAGGACAATATCCAGATGAAACTGCAGCACTTAAAGTTAAAGTTGTATATGTCTGAACATCAAATAAGTAAAGATCAAATTGAGAACTATTATTAGTATATGAAACGTCTGCTAGTGAGAAATTATAAACTCTTGCTTGTCCTATAGTTACTCCATGTGCACCACCACCAGTGCTCTTTCTACGACTCTGTAGGGTTACTACGTTATTTGTATTATTAATTCCTACAAATGGAACTCCTTGAACATTATTAACTTTTACCAAGTTGCCCATTTTAAATGGGACAGATGCTCCTTGAAGTGTAGTTGTGTCTCTAGGTTTATCTAAATCTAAAATTGTTGTTCCAGCAAAATCAACATCGTAACCTTTAACATACGCTGTTCCTGAAGAAACTCTAGCACATGCTAAATCTTCGCTAGGATCATTAAGTTGTTCTGTTTTTTGTTCTTCAGTAAATATTCCATTATTTGATATCTTATCATTCAAACATTCTTCAATATCAATTGTAAAATCATTTACAGTATAATCTCCAGATTCATCAAATGTTCTTTTGGCAAAGTAATCTCTAATTACAGAATATGTTGATTTATCTTGTAATTTCTTTATTTCTCCATTAACTATTCTTATTAACTCTACAAAATTCTTATCATCAAAATCAGTTATTGCTTTTTTACCTAATTTTGCAGTCAACTTTAATCTATCTGCACCAGGTGCAGCATAATTTGAAAATCCTCTAGCATTATCATATAGACTAGATTCATCTCCTGCAGATACTAATTCTTCATTTACAACTAATCCAACTCTATATGATGAATCATTTTTATATGGATCTAGTACAATTGTATCAGTTTGAACACTTGCAAATACACCACGAATAAAATATATTCCGTTAGAAACATGTACTGCTGATGAAGTTGATGTAGCATTTAAATCAAGAACTGAAGCAAAACTGTCTCCTGCACTTATTGTAGTGTTTCCATAGGTTACTGCGTCTTCAGCAATTAAAGTTTCTCCATCTGAAAAGGGTCTAAATTGGAAATCTCTATTAGAATTTAAATATTTTACATAAATTGTTGGATATTCTATCCCATCAGTTGGTGGGAATACTACTTTTTGAATAGTTCCTGTTACACCAGAAGTTCCACCAGATATCTTTTTACCTATAAAATTGTTCAAATATATGTTCAAATCTAATCCAAAATGTGTTGGATTTATTTTTACTGCCTCAAAAAACCTGTCATATGTAACTCCACCAGGAATTACCATAGATCCTTCTTTGAAAATATGGCTACCGAATGATTCAATCTGACTTTGCAGTATTGATTGTAAAGTCGTTAATTCTCTTGCTTGGATTGGATATCCTGGTTTAAAGAGAACTCGATAAAAGTTATTCGCCTTATCGAAATCATCATAATATGGATTTATATTTAAATTGGTCTTTTGTGGCATCTTCTTAGAACTCTAGAATAATCTTAATGTCTTCTTTTTGCCTTGCATCTCTAGTAACTATTGGTCTGTTATCCAAATAGATTACATCACCCGACGTTTTATTTATCTCAGGTTCGGCAAGTCCCTTTGTAAATTGAATCCCAAGGTTGATATTTTTATTACCAGATGGGTTTGTAGTAATTCCAGTGTATCCACTATCTATTTTCCCAGAGAATCCATCGCTTGTAAAAACTGTTGGACCGTCTGAATCAAAAGAGAATCTCCTACCTTCACTACTTACACCAACATAATCTTGCTGATTAAATGTTGTTGGATGATAATTTTGGGATCTGTCTTGGAAAAACTTAAGAACTTTTGTAGTTTCATCATATGATGCGACATATCCTTCAGCAGTAACACTATCTCCATCTACTGTTACACTTTGAGTTATCTTTTTACCAACAGTCAGGAAATTTTCTCCAGTAATAGTTCCATCATCTAACAATTTAATAGCATTTGTACCAGAAAACTGATTATCATTGAAAATATTAGTAGAACTTCCTCTTAAGGGGTTCTTAACTACTGAAATTTGTGCAAATTTAGTATCTGTGGGGAAATCTTTATCAGAATCATCAAATCTTGCATATAATAATACTCTATCAGTACCTAATTCTTTATAAAGATCATGTCCATGTCCCTTAGATGGTGGAATAACTGGTATTAACTTAGCAGGATTAGGTATACTACCAGTTGGTTGAAGTGTTCCTAAATCAACCATTGCATAAGTATAACCTTTACCTCCAGAAGAAATAACTGCATCTGTTATTCTACCAAGACTATCAACAGTTACAACTGCTTTAGCACCTGAACCATCTCCAACAATAGGAACTTCTCCTCCTGCGTAACCTGCACCAGGATCTTCAATAAAGACATGTTTTATCTGGTTTTCGTTCAAATCTGAATTACCATTCTCTCTAACTGCTTGAATTTGAGAGTCTGTTGATGTTGACCAGTCATTTGGAACAGAAATATATTCTGTAGAATCAAATTTTATTATATCACTTGGTGGAACAGTGAATAAGTATTTCCAAACATATCCATCTCCACTTTCTCCTGCTTTAGAAGGTTCTAAATCAGTGAAAAATGGTTCATCTTCTGAACCTTTACCAGTTGTATTGATACCAGAGGAACCATTGTTAATACAAACATAGACTCTGAAATCGCTATTCATCACATAATAGTTTGCATCGTAAAGTCTTGTTGAAGAAGTTTCTGGAGATTTATTATCAGCACTATAATCATGCCTGAATATTTCATAAGTGGTTCCACGTTTCCAGTCAACCCTTCTTATTAATCTTCTAATATTAGAAGTACCTAGTTTTTTACCAAAAAGAATAGTATCTTGTGCGTGATTAACATAATTAAAATTATCTGTAGGATCAGGTGTTGCACTATCCCAGTTTGTTGCTCTACCAAAACCAACTGCATCAGCTGGATTTGCTAAACCCACGGTAATATAATATGAGTTACTGGTATTACCTACCGACTCAATAAAATTGTTCGCGTTTAATATTCTAAATTGGTCAGTAATTATTGCCGACATTGTTTGACAGTTTTCTTTCTATTTATTACTTTAATCTGGGAGAGTTTTTCTGATCGCTCCATTATCCCTCAAACCATAACCCCTTCTTTGCATTAGAGGGTATGTTGAAAGACCTGCAGTAACCGTTCTACCAGAGATTCCTATTGCAATTGGTTCAGTATTTCTTACCAAATTGGTAAGTCTTCCCCAAGAATAGTATCCGTTAGGATTATATATCGAAGTTCCAAGTGTCTGTATACCAGTTGTTATAGTATCAGACTTAATATTACACACAATTTCATTAGCAACAGGGATTTGATGAACTCTAAAAATGTTATCAACAAATTCAGTTCCCACTCCGATAATATCATTATCATGAGTGTAAATTGAGGTAACACCACTTCCAACTGTAGTATCAGTAACAACAATATGATAACCAACTTGTAAATCAGTAGTATTGTTAGTAAAGAACTTGATTGCTAAATCAGTTCCAATACCAGCAACTGTTGAAATACCAGTTATGATACCTGTGTTACCTTGAACAGATTGAATGTTTGTTACTACCTCATTTATTAATCTTGGTTGAGGTATGATAATTTGTGGGGGTACAGGTGTATTAAGTGAATTAGTGTATCCAAGACCTACATTAGTAACACTTATTGATGCGACTGCTCCATTTGTAATAGTGGCAGTTCCTGTTGCTGTTGTACCAATACCGACTCCAATGAATTTAGGAGAAGAGAATTTAATATCAACAGTTGCTGTTGTATAACCAAAACCTGTATTGGTTATAGTTGTTGCAGTAACCTTTCCACTTGAATCCACAGTTGCAGTTGCAGCAGCAGAAACAGTATTAATATCGTCTATAACAACAGCATCAACATATGCGGTTACTACACTAGACTCATTTTCTTCATAATTAAAGAATTGTCCATTATCAAGAAGTATATCAGTGTCTCCAACATTAACATCTCTGATAATTCTTGAAGTTGGGAATACCATTCCCTCAATAGAATCTCTTGATTTAGAAACTAATCTTCCATTTATAAAGAGATCTCTTTTTTGCTTAGTCCAATTAACTCTTCTGTCATTGAACTCATCAATACCTGCATCAGTATAAGCATTAGTTTCTATCCTATCTGATGATGCTATATCATAAACTATTCTACCTTCTGTTTGATTTACAGAAGTTTCAATACCAGCTGCTTTTCTAACAGATAAAGTGTCTCCAACTTTAACACTCTCAGCAATATCTGTTTCTACACTATCAACTGCCCTTGTTCCATTATAGAAGAATATAGAAACCTTATCTTCTTTCTTAGGTGCTTCAAGGAATTGTATTGAAGATCCACCATCAAAGATATATGCTTCTGATGGTTCTTGTAAAACTCCATTAATAAAGACTATTAATACAGCATCAATATCAATTAATTTTGAATCATTATCATTTGCATCTAATTGGAAACTAACTAATTCCGCATTATAGAATAATGGGAATACTGTTCTAACATCGTCTTGAAGAACGTCAATAGGATCAATAAAGTCTAATTGTCCAAATTGCCAAGAAGCAAATTTATCAGAGAATACATCAACAACTTCCAATTCAAATGGTTTTAATGGTTTCTTCAATCCTTTTGCTGTTACTAATCCAACAGGTGCAAACACATCTCCAAGTTGGAATGAATATCCTGCACCCTTGATTGAGAAAGATTCAACTTCAAAGAACTTAGCAGGAGCAAATGATTTCTTAGATGTTACTGTACCAAAACCAATAGCACTAGTAACAATACCAACGAATGAATTAATCGCTGATCTTACATTAGCACAACCATTAGGATCTGTGTTATATCCAACAGCAGGATCTGCTGTAATTGTTAAATCAAATACTTGATCTCTTGTTGTATAATCAGACTTACCAATTGCTACGTTGTTAATAACCTTACCTGCTAAATCGCGAGCAGCATGGAATACAAATATTGATTCTTGTTCCTCTCCTGCAACATGAGCACCAGTAATATAAAGATTCGCAGCATTCCATGTTTCATCGTTACCACCAAATCTTAAGTTAAATGCAACTGCTTCAAGAACATCAATAACATCATCCTTACAATTTTGACTTCCACCAGGAACGCTGAATGAAGGATACACATCTAACATTTCTCCAACAGAAATATCAGCAATAAATTCTTTATTTGCTTCTATTAAATCAGCAGCATCTGCAAATCTATTTGCAAATATTGGGGCAGAATTAGGTCCTAACTTAAGATTAATTAATTCGTTTATTCCAGTTACAGTTGTTGCTCCAATACCTCTTCTACTTACACCTGTAATATCTAAGTCTGTATATGTTGGTTCATCAACTAATACATCTGGATTGGTGTATCCACTACCACCATCTACGATAGTAAATTCAACTTGTCCACCTGTTCCATTTACAGATGTTCCTGCGTTAACTGTAATTGTATCAGTTGTTGTTGCACCTATACCTAAAACTGCTCTGTGTATTGGATCTGTTGCTCTTGGATATGAATGGAATGATGCATGATTATCTTGAGCACAAGTAAATGTTAAACTTCTTGTATGAATACCAATTGAACCATTCGGACCGTCGGTTCTAATATTACCAGGTTGTGCACCTACAAATGTATGTGTAGATGTGTCTGATGATGTACCTACAACCACAGTAAATGTATCTGCATCAACTTTAGTGATTGCTAACCATCTACCACTAGCAGGATCATCTTCTCTTGGGTAATAATGTTCAGATATATTATTATCTTTTGCACATGTAAAGGTAAATGAGTTATCTGCAAGTTGAACTCTTTCTCCAGTTACCATACCATGAGCAGTGCTTGTATTTACTGTTAATACTCCTGTAGAGGGGTTATAAGACGCACTACTGGTTGTTAATATGCCAGCAGCTGTAAATCCATGTCCTGCACCAAGATTCAATACAAGATCACCTGTGGACGGTTCGTAGGATGCTGTGGATATTGATACATTAGAATTTACACTTGCACCAACATTAATAGTAAATGCAGTTGATGAAGTCACAGTAACTGCAGTTGTTACTCCTGCAATTGGATCATGAGGACGAGGATAAGCATGAACAGTAGCAAAATGATCTCTTGCACATTTAAAGTTAATACTACCTTCATCAAGAGTAATAGTATCGCTAGTACTCATTCCATGTGCAGAACTGAATGATAATGTTAATACCCCAGATATTGCATCATAAGACGCACCGTTAGGTGTTTTCTGATTACCTACCTCTGAACCACTTTGAACGTTTACAGCACCTGTGGACGCAGAATCAAACGTATGTAAGTAATTTCCACCATAATAAATGTTATTTGCTGTACTGTACCAGAACTTATGCTTGTTAGTTTTAACTTCTGCTGTTATGCTTGCAGTATCTCCTGTATGTCCAGATTCATATACACTTACACCAATTGCCACTCTTCCGTTGTAACCAGATCCAAATGCTCTAGCAGTTGAATTATAGTATGGATAGACTGTTCCAAATCCAACATAAGTTTGATCAAATGTTGTTATACCTATTTTTACCTTTAATCTTGTGTTGTCAACAATCTGAGTTATTCGGAATATATTACCTAAAGTTGAATTACCATATGTTGTAATTCCTAATGCACTAGTAAATTTCGCACCCTCAAGATAAACATCTTGGTTTTGTGCATTTAAATTATGAGCAGTTCCTGTAGTTAGATCTAATATTCCAGTATTAAAATCATAAGAAGCAGTGCTTATTGATTTACCAGGTGTAGTAAAGGTTGGAATACCAATTATTCCTGATATTGAACCACCTGCACCAATAACAGGTAGAACATCAGCACCTAATAAAGGAGCAAATCCTAAACCAGTTGTAGATCCAAGAGAAATAATCAATCCACCTCTAGGGAAGGCATTCTGATTGGGATCTTCTAGTGAAACTACAGGAGTTCCATCAGTAGATGTTATACCTGTAAATACAATATCAGTTTTTGTGCCATCTCCCTTATAGAAGAAATTATTTCCTGCATTATTATCTGTAGTTGGTGTTTGGAATATTCCATTTATTAATACTAAACCACTTCCAGTCTCTATGCCAGTTGTATTGACTCCTGAATTTCTAACTGTAAATGTTTGAGCAATGCCTGTAAATTCATTAGATATATCATCATATACTAAATTATTTGTATAATCTTTTCTCAAGAATACTCTTCCATTAAATTCTGAGAATCCTTTAGGAAGATTGCTTTCATTTATAGTTACTAAACCACTTCCTTTTGGAGGTTCTGTAAAGAATATATTTTGTCCAGAGAAGTTGTATGAACCTCTGTAAATTCTTGCTGATGTTCCATCAGTGTGTAGTGTTGCTGCAGTACCAACAGAACCTCTTACAACCTCTACAAGTTTTACATCGCCATCACTTATTGGTCCTACTGATGTTGTTCCTAAACCAACACCACCAACTTTCATAAATTCATCGTCAATTTTTAATATATCTCCATTACTTATGGAAGAAATACCAGTCATTGAGAACACTGTTGATGCTGTTCCTATTTGTCCACCATTTGCTTCTAAATCATATACAATTGGTGTATATGAAAGTGGAGATTGAATTACATCATCAACTGCAATTATTGCTTTCTCTAACTTCTTAACCATTTCAAATGAATGCTTATTACCACTTCCTTCATCTGTAAATGTTACTGCGATTCCTGCAGCTGCATATTCAGGTCTTGTGGCAATTTTAAATTTTTCATTATTAGTTCTAATTGCATAAACTTGATATGGAAGTTTATTAGTTACAATACCAATAGAATCAGCAGTTACTCCAATACCAATAGAAGTAGATGTAAGTCCTACTACTGATGATCCTGATCTGTAAATTAATTCTTCTCCAGTTTCAAAGAAATGGTTTGTTATTGAAAATTCACCAGTTGCCTTATTTAAAACTGCAGTCTCTGATGGATTCCAGAATTTTTGGAATATAGGTGTGTCCTGATAATCCATTCTGAATGATGTTTTATTAATTCTTGAACTATTAGTTGCATCAAATAAACCAATACCAAACTCTTGTGTTTTGATAGAACCATAATTAATATTTTGATATAGATTTTCTATTTCTACTTCTTGATATAACACTTCATTGAATGATTTAATCGTAACAATTCCAGTTACAGAGGAATCAGGGTAGAATTTAACTGCAACATTTGAACCATCAATAGCAGCACCAAATGTTCCTATTCCAGTTGTACTTCCGATTGATAAGAAAGGATATTGAGTAGAATAAGTATCTGTACTATCAGGACTTAATGTTAATATTTGATGTAATGCATAGGTTGCACCATAACTTACACTAACTAAAGATTTAATAGAGTTAGTTAATGTTGCATCTGCACTAAAGATTGTAGTTTCTCCAGTACCAACTGTAGAATTACCTGAGAAATATGCACTTCTTTCGTTACCATCTGCTTGAGAAGTTCCTATCTTAAATCTTAGAGCACCATCGGCATTAGATGTAGAACCAAATCCAACAGCATTTGCTCTAACGGTTACTGGAACAGTAAGTGGGTTTGTATATGATAATGTTAATTTTCCATTTGCTACAGATGCAACAAAGTTTGAGAAATCATTCCCACTAAAACCTTGTGCTGAATCTGAATCAATATAATAATCGCTTACGTAAGTATCTGTACCATCATGGTGGACGTATAGTTCTGTATAATTTTGAGTGAATAAATCATTTGCATTTAAATGTAAATGAACGTGCATAGCATCAAAGTTATCAGAATCATATTCAAGTATAGTATTAGTAGAACCAACTCCTACAATAGCATTTGTAGACTGGTTCTTTATTAAACCAATAGATGTGGATGCTAGTCCAACTACGTTACCATTAAATGTATCTTTAATAAATTTAACATCATAATCAATATTGAATACATCATTAGGTGTAAATCTTAGAGATAAAGTGTCAAACTCATCAACATGACCTTCTAATGTGGCAAATTCAACCTCAGTATAACCATATTCGTTTGTTGTTGTATTTGCTATACCTGTAGATGATAGATATCCTTTCTTTAAAGTAAATGCAGATTCAAATTGTGGATCATGAAGTACAATCATTTCATAAATTGCATTTTGTAAGTTATCGGTACTTCTAATTTGAACCAAATATCTTGCAAAGTCTTTTCCAGATTCATCTAAATCTATAAATGTATCATTTACATTTTCTTTGTTTGTAAATTGCTTACTTACATCATCAATTACAAGAACTCTGTTTGTTTTACAAATAACACTGTCAACAAAACTCTTAAATCTAAACTCAAGGAACTTAGAAGTATTTCTACCTTCTACTAATTGATTATCAATATCTCTAGCTTGAGCAAAACCATAGATTGTATCAACTCTAGATTCATCTATTAAGTCTGTATATGTTAGAGATTCTACAGTTGTTAATCCTATGCTGACTGAGGTATTAGTTGCTAATCCAACATCGACAAAGTTCTTTAAACCAGTTGTATGAACTAAACGATTAATTACATCAATCGAATCTTTATATTGAATAGGACTTTTAACTGAATATGATAGATTTTGATAGTAATCATTATCTGGAAGAACTTGAATATCGTTATTAAGTTCTCCTGTATTTTTCTTCCAACCTTTATTTGCTCTTACAGAGAAATCAATATCAAATTTAGCATCACTCTTGATAATTCTAGATATAGTTCCAGTTGAACCAGATTGTACCCCTCTAAGTGAATCTCCAGATTTTACTTGGAATTTTCCAGATGTTTTAATATAATCTGGTAAAACTGTGGTTACGTTTAGATCTGTTGCTTCCCCATTAACAAATAACTGTTCTCCAGATATAAATTTACTCTTTCCTTGCGTAACTTTAAACACAGGATAATCAGATCTCTTAACTATAGTTGCAAATGATCCCTGAGTTGTATCTGCTAAACCTGGATTCGTAGTTAAACCTGCTACACTAAACTTAAGTTTTGCAGGAATTAAATTTTCATAAGATATTACTTCAAAGAATCTAAATCCATAATCCTCAGAGTTAAATCCACTACCACCTATTCCATTCTTCGTAATTCCTTCTACAAATATTTGTTCTCCAACACTAAAGATAGAAGTACTAAATCCAAGTAAAGGTGTAGATAAGAAACAAGTAACTATACCACTAGTTGAAGTTTGCATAGTGGATATACCAACACCGTTACTGTTATTAACAGTGAATAAATCCTTGCTATTAAAATTAAGTCCTGTTGGTTGTTCAAATATATTGACAGCAGAAACTGAACTAGACTGAACCTCAGTAGTTAATATACCATCATCAATTCTTTCTCCTGTTATTGAATCTACAATTGCAACGTCAGGAGTTGTTGTATAATTATCTCCACCATCAACTATTTGTATATCAGTTATTGTTAAATTAGATCTTAACTCAAGTGTAGATGGTATATTTGCTTCAGGTCTAAGAGATTTGTCTGTATTATACTCAAATGCTTGATCAATAACTCTTATTTCTTTTATCTTACCTACTGTTGGGGACTGAGCAAATAATATAGCATCAGAACCATTTAGAGTTGTAATACTTGAAATACCAGGCAATTGCTTATAATCATTGCCTTCTGATACCATTTTAAGTTTAGAAATAGGTCCTGAAGCATTCTTAGAATCAGTACTATACTTCATAGTAGTAGTATTGTCCGCAGTATAGAAACTTAACTCAGGATCTTTAAGTAATGATAGAACAAATGAAGTTGTAGCTACACCAACAACAGAGTATGTTCCATCATACTTACTATTATCAAATGTAATTTGGTTATAATCAATAACTGTTGAGTCTGCTGTAGAGATAAATCCACCCTTCTCTACATTATAGAATAATGGTTGTGTAGGATCTGGTACAACATCAATTAAAGCATCTGTATAAGTTAATGTAAATGAAGCAGTAGATGTTACACCAACAGTTCCAACACCTGAAGTTGAGAATGTTGTTGTATTTGCAACAGATACAAATTGATTTTCAAATGTCTGATCTGTATATAAGTTAAACTTAAATCCTTCTAATGTAGAATCTGATAAATCAAATACAACATTATTACCTTTAGTTGGGAATAATCTTGGGTTAATAGCAGAAAACTCTTGCTCTGCTCCACCTGTAGATCCTATTGAAACAATTTTAGGAGGTGATGCTATAGAATCTTCATATGTAAGTGCTAATTTAAATCTATTTTTATCAATTTTGTAAACATAGAATAAACCAGGTTCTAATCCAGTTGCTACTTCATCTGTAGCATTGTAATATATCTTTTCCCCTGTTACGAATGGATGATTATTAAGTGTTACTATATTATCTAAAGTATCGATAGCAGTTGAAGTAAATCCAATAGGATCAATAATTAGTTTTTCTATATCAAAGTTATACTTAACTCTTACTTTAGTAGAAGTTCCAATTCCAACAGATCTATTTGGAACAACACTTAATGTAATATTATCATCTGGTTGTAAATTATGTGCAGTAGATACTGATACTACGCAATCATTTTTCTGGACTACACATATAATTTTATTTTTAGTTGGTTCTAAAGAATATTCATAATTATCAGAACCATTACTGAAGAAGAATAAACCATTAGTTGATGTTGTTAAACCAGATTGAGTTACAATACCAATAAAGTCTGATGATTTATTAATAACAAAAAGATTCTGATCAGTGTCTCCAATATCAAATGTTGCAGAAGATTCAGTATTTGCTACAGAAATAGAACTACCACCTCCATTCTTTCTTAAGATTACTCTTTCTCCACTACGGAAAGGATGATCTGGTAGGTAAATGCTTTGATTAGGAATTGATATATTATAATTTTTATCTCCTAGAGGATATTCTATAGTACTCTCAACACCTGCAGTAGATCCAACACCAACAGATTCAGTGGGATTAAAGAATACTTTTTCATTTAATGATGATTCAAAGAAAGGAGACTCTATTAGAATATCAAATGAATTGGGATAAACAAATCCTCTAGAAGTAGTTGTATGTGCTGTGCCTGTAATACCTCTCTTTGCTCTAATTATACCTCTTTCATTGAATATGTTTAATACTGATAATACTTCTGTTCCAATGCCGATTGTAGATCCAATTGATAATGAATTAGGTATAGTAGAAACATAAATGTCTGTCATAATACCAGAAGAACCATTAGCAGGTAATTCTTGATATATGTTGAAGTTTTCTGTAGATATTGCAACTCTTCTTAATCCTGCAATCTGATCTACAAATGTTGATAAACCACTTATAGAAATTACATCATTAGTATTGAAAGTATGGAAAGGATCTACTTTAACTGTTATCTTATTATTATTCCAAAGTAAAGCACAATTTGTAAATTCTGAAACAGAAGATGCGATAGAAGTTACTGTTGCACCATCTACTTGAGAAATGATTGCACTTGCACCACCACCATTAGTTCCTTCATTATCAAAATTAATTACATCGTCTACTTTATAATTAACTCCAGCATTTCTAATCTCTACACTTGTAATAGATCCTTTAGTGGTAGACTCAATTACTGATTCTTGACTAAAGAAACTTTGAGATTCAATAATAAAATCATTTCTAGATCCAGTTACACCTAACTGATGTGGGAAAGTATTTCTAACTAAATCTGATGAATTTATATCAAAAGTTTGATCTTTATCATCTAATTGATTCAATGATCTAAATCTCTTACCTACAAAGTATGGGAATTTTGGAGTAAATGTTCCGTCAGTTGTTATACCTGCAAAATATGCATAAGTTCCATTTGGATATTCTGGAGTTTTACAAAATCTTGTATTATGAATATCTAAATCTCCACTAGCATCATATGTAAAATCTTCAATAAAGAATCCATTCCCAAATCCACCTGGACGATCTACAATAATAGAAGTGTCTAATTTATAACCTGTTCGTAATGGTCTTACACCCGATGTAGTATCAAGAGGATCGCTATAACCAAAAGGACCGTAGATTGGATGTCCATCATAAGCATATCCAATGATTGGAGAGTGTGTTGTTCCTGTATCATTAAATTCTCCAGATGCTATTTCATTTGAATAAGATAGATTAACATATTCCAATCCTTTCTTAAGAGTAGGATACAAATATTCAGATCCATGTCTTTCAGCATCATTTAAAGTTAAAGATCTAACACTGCTTGATAAGATTGCATTTTTACCTGCTGATGTAACACTAATGCTAGTTTTTGCTTGTGTATAGTTTGTTCCTTCAGATATGACAACTACTTCGATAAGCTGCCCATTTCTTATAATAGGACGAATAACTGCTCCACTACCATCTCCAACTACTGTTGCTTCAGGGACAGAGAAATATTCAGATCCTCTTGATCTAACATCAACTCTAATAAGTTTACCACCAACTACAACAGGATATAATGATGCACCCTTACCATTTTTAATACTTACACTAGGAGATCTTTCAAAGTTTAAGGTCGTACTTCCATAACCAGTTCCAGTATCATAAAGATAAGCATCTATAATATTACCTCTAACATAAGGTGTTGCTGTGATAACTCCTGTACCTGCTGCACCGAACGAAACGTTGATATTTAACTTTATATCTGGATACTTAAATTGATGGAATCCAGACCCAACAGAGTCCAATTTAATGTATAAGTTACTATCAAAATTATCTGTAATAGTTCCTGCAATTCCTGCATCTGCAACTCTGAACTGATCATTACTCTTTTTAAAAACATAGTATTGATGAGTAGTAACTAATCCAGATATAACAGTTCCTGTATTTTGATATTCTATTAAATCTCCTTCTTGGAATCCATGATTTTTAAAATTAACAAGATGGTCAATGGTAGAAATACCAACTGGTTTAACACTTAACTGTCTATTTTGATAATTAGAACCCCCTTCTATAACTCTAACTGATTTTAAAGTTTTCTTACCATTGAAAGTTCTGAATCTATGAATACCAGAATTAGAAGTAGTAGTAAATCCAATTGTATTAATTCCTGCTCTAAAATCATTTGTTGAATTATATAATCTAATTGTTTTTGCATTTACAAATTCTGAAATATATCTTGTATTTTCTACTAAAAATTTATTTTGATCTGCATTGGATCCTGCAAATGTTCCTATTCCTAATGCAGTATTACCATTTGTTCGATATACTACCTCTTCTCCATCAGCAAAATTATGTTCTCCTAAGAATGTAATAGTTTCTGCAGATTCTCCTATACCACCACCAAATGTTAATAATCTAGCATCAAAACTAGCACTTAAGAATGATTGCTCAACAACTGGTTCTAAAGAAACTCCATTACCAGGACCTCCACCAGTTATACTAAGAGAAATAACTTTGTCTAATTCCTTTGTTTGAGGATCTACTAAAATTTTCTCAACAGATCCACTAAGAACAGGTGTTACAAGTGCTGTTGTTCCTGATCCAGTATTTGCAACTTCAATAACTGGTGGATTTATAACATCATACCCAGTTCCTGAGTTTACTACATTTACAGATGTTAAAGGTCCTGAATATATTTTATCTTGAGATCTATAGTTTTTAATTTCAACACCATTTATCATCATACCCACAGTTTCAGTGGTTGTATCTAAACCATCATTTTCTCTAGGTATTAATGGGAATTTTCTAAGAAGTTTTTGTGGTTCAATTTGTTTTTGATAAACAGATCTTAAGGTAAAAGTATGTTTACCTCCAACTCCTACAACTAGAGGTTCAAATTCAAGATTTAAATCTCCCTGAATGAAAGAATTAGATGCATACAGTTTAATTTGTTGTTTATTAGGTAGTACTCTAACGTAATATGATTTACCTGTATCTAATCCTGTGATTGCTGTACTTTCTGGTTCATATACAACTTCATCTCCAGTTAAGAACGGAACATTTGTAGGGAAGTTAATAATAGAATATGCCAATTCTCCTGTATCTGCCTGTAAAGCATTAGTTTCAGTATTTCCTGCACCAATAAAGGTTACAGCAGTTCCAACCACTATAGATGGTGTTGAGGGTGTGGTATCTTGTCTAAATGTATATGATGGAAGAGAGTTAGATGCCACATACATAAACTCCTCACCATAAAATCCAAAGTCAAGATCTTCGCTATAAACGTTCTGTACGTCCGCAAATAAGTCTGAATATTGTAGAGGTACAAATTTACTTGTAGTCTTCTTTGGTACCCTTCTAAGCGAATGTGGAATGCTTGGATCAGTATTAAATCCAGTATAATCTAGTGTTACTTGTTTATCATTAAAATCAATAGCAGTAACTTTAGCATTTGTTAATTTTACCTCTTTAGTGCTATCGTTTATAATATCAACACGATCATTTATTTTTAAACTTGCTTCATCAATTGAAGATTTTAAAGTAAACTGTTGAGAACTTGTATTAATACCAGAACATTCATAACTAGAACTAGTATTGTATATGAAAGAATTAGCAAATCTTTCTTTATCTGTTCTATCAGCAGGGGATACTGGTTTGGAAATTACATCTCCTAATTCTTTAACTGTTATTTTTTCATTAACTAATGCAAGACCTGCATCTTTTGCAAGATTAATATTTGATATTATTGCTGCTACTCTTAAATTAACTGGTTTAGTGAAATCTCCATTTTCATAACCAAATATGATGTTATTAGATCTAATATCATCAGTTGCTGTAATATCATTATCAATACCAGAACAGTTTAAAAATTGATTTAGAGTTTTATCAGTGTATGTTATAGTGTTAATACCACTAAGAACAGTTCCAGTTGCATCAAATCCAACAGTAGAATCAACTGTAATTACTGAAGATCCAGCTGAAACATTAGTTAGAGATTTTGTATTTGGTGTTACTTCAAAGTCTCCTTCAATCAGATCTTTATTACTATATCCAATAAAGAGTGCTAACTTATAATATGTCTTATTATTTCTAGTTAATATTTCAATTTCAGATACTGCTGCTTTTGTTCTAGGATTTGTATTACTATAGATTGTCTGTCCTACTAACTTATTAACGTCTCCTGATAGTTTCTCTACTAAAACTATCTCTCTTCTAACAAATTCTGCATCAGAAGGTTTTAATAAAAATTGCTCTAGGTCGATAACTGAAGGAGATACACCAAATAGAACTTTGTATAGTATTCTAAATGATTCTTCCGTACCTTTTGCTTGATAAAAAGATCTTGCTTCTTTGATGAAATTACCAGCATCTATTTCAGGTATAAAATCTACATCTTCTAGACCAGGTGTATAAGAATATTTTATTTTTTTGTAAAATTCTTTTAAAAATAAAGAACTTAAATTTTGTACTGGAGATTCATTAGTATGATTTGCACTAACTGATGTATCAAATACAAGTTCCTCTGAATCACTAAGACTATGATAAGATGTTATTCCACTAAAACCACGTACACAACCTGTAAATGTATTAGTAGTTAAACCAGTATATGTAATTATTTCATCGCCAATCTTAAGAAGACCATACTCATTAGGAAATCCTCTTGTACTTTTAACACTTATAGTACTATCTGTTGAAGATGTAGATGCAGTAAGAGAAGTAACACCTACAATAACTTGCGGTGTTAACTGATCAAGACTTAAATATTGATCAAGATTATCAATAAGGTCAACAGGACCTCCCTGATACTCCTGTGAACGGTAGTATTGTTGGAATAGGTCTACTGTCTTGGGACTTTGATCTAAAATATATTCGGGTAATTGTCCCTCTATCAGTTGGTGAACCTTTACTCTCGATTCGATACCAGTTTGTATCATATTTTATCCTCTTTTTAGCTCTCCATTGCTATAACTAGATGTTACCTTAAACCCTACACCTGAAATCTTCTCTCCTGAAGATATAGTGTCCTTAACCATATTTATCGTACTTTTTGAAACATCAAACTCAAGATATAGATCCTTTAATCCAACTACATCATTAGATTCTGGGAATGCTTGAACTTCAATTATATCATCTGCTAAAACAGTGCCAGTTATTAAAGTTGTGGTTAAAATAACCTCTCCTTTTATATAATCTACAATACCTGCAGATTTAATAACAACTCTATTCTCTCCAGTTTCTTGAATTGGTTTAACTATTGAAAGAACACCAGTTCTTCCGTCTGTATTAGGAATATCTGTCAAATAAACGATATCTGGTTCATTGATAATAGTAAATCCTGTACTTTTTATATTGAATCCACCAGTATTAGCATGGAATCTATTTCCAAAACATAATTCATACTGTGCTTCTTGATTTATAAGTGCTCTTAGGTTTCTTCTAATCCTAACTCTTGTAATATTAGAAGTTATAGAACGATCTACATCATCAATTACATTTAAAACTTTACTATATTTGAATCTTCCACCAAATTTACTTAAATCTACAGAATCTGAATAAGATTGAAGAGAATTTGAAACATTTGTTTTCAAATTATCGACGTTTGTAACCTGAGATGAGTTAAAATAGACCGAAGAATCAACTTCAACATAAAGAATTTTAATATCAACAAGTTTTTGGTTAATTCCTGTTAATGCATAACTCTTTAATTTACTCAAAATAAAATCTTTATCAAAATCTGACACAAAATCGCCATTTTTTGGTTTGATACTGATCCTAACAGTACCAAATTCAGGTGGTTCTAACTCTTCACCACCAACAACTGATATAGATTCAGTATTTGGGTAGATATTTTGAATTATTGCCTCATAATCTCTTGCTGTAACTGCTCTAAATTGTGCAGCATATAGTCTAGGAGCAAAATATTTAACCGATTCTATAGGTTCTATGTCTGTTCCACTAGTACTTTTAGTAACTGTAGTTAATTGTGCTGATGTTACTGTAACAGGATTATTCAAACTGTTTATAAATGTACCTGCAAATGAGAAATTAGCAGCTCCATTACCTAATTCTCCATCTGTAACTATGTAAGTTACTACAATTTCTGTTCCATTCTCTAATTTTTTACCAAAAGTACCATCTCCAAAGAGTAATTCATACTTTTCATCTTGTACTTCTTGTATTAAATATATTTCTGAATCTGAATCAACACCAATAATATTATCAACAAGTGAATATTCTCTTCCAGTTCCTGACTCACCAGTACCTTTTACCTTAACAACAATAGTTTGTATGTCTATAAATGGATTATCAAGTAAAAAACGTTGATCTAAACTACCATCAACCGTAAATTTTTTCTTTAAAAGTGCCCCTTGATAAATTAAAACTGGATTTTCAAGTGTACCAAAACTTGCTTTACCATCTACCACTGCTGTAGTAATAGATTCTGGTATTGAAAATATGTAAGAACTATCATCTGTAGCACCTACACATACAGGTCCTCTTGCTTCAAGTGTAAGTGTTGCTAAACTTGCTGAACATTCTACATCTAACATTATACTTGCCCTAGAACATGTCCTAGAACGAGGTACATATCCTATTCCTCTTGCTAAAGATACGACATTTTCTCTCAATGTTGCAGAATCTAAGAAAGATTCATTAACAACCATGTTTGCATTGAAGGAGTTAATGTAAGTATTATATGCTAAAGTGTTTAAAAGAACCGAAAAATTGGATCCTTCAAAATCAAAATCAGTAAAAGTAGAATTTGCTCTCAAATAATCTTTTAATTGTGTTTTGATTTGATCAAAATCTAAGTTTGTAAATTTAGTAAAAGGCATATTATCTTGTTGCTTCTAGTAGGAATGTATAATCTTGTGTTGGTGCAGATTCTCCGATCAAACTGAAGTTTACATTTACCTCAAATTGGTTTTCATCTGGATCTGCATCCACTCTTACTCTCAAGTCGGAGATTCTTGGTTCAAAATTAAGTATTGCTTCGGTAATTTCACGTTCAATTACTGATGCTGTAGCAAAATCAACAAACTCAAATAATGATTTACGAACATTTGATCCGAAGAGACTATCAAAAAATCTTTCTCCACGAATAGTTTGTACGATATTACTTACAGATTTACGAATACACGCAGTATTCCTCAATAAGGGTATATCTTTTGTAACAGGATGGGGTTCAAAAGATAGACTTATATCTCTAAATTCGCGTGATCTTAATTGGGATGCCATTTATACAATACTTCTTCATTGTATTTAGCATGTTTTTTACAATAAGTTACAAGGATAGTGTTTATTGGGTTGTTCCCACCAAAAATGGAGGTCAAATAGGTCGCTATCGTACTGTAAAGACGTTAAATTGCACTTAAAACGACTATGTTGGCTCTCACAAAGTGCTACAGCATACAAATCAGCACCTGATGCCCTTGTCATTACGTTACATAACTCCATCAAATTATTTCCTTGCACTACACCAGACTGAACTAATACAAATTTATCCCATCTTCTCTGCCACTTCATATAATTCTGTGTAAATTCAGTTAAATACTCAGTTTTGTCTTCATCTGGGTATGGAACGTTAACTGATTCAATATTAAATATCTCTTCATCCATTGTTAGACTATGAGAAAGTATTTGTGTCGCAATTCCTGAGTAATCAGGAGCAATAGACAGGAAACAAGTGTCTTTTGGATGAATTGACATCTTTGCCATCTTCATTTTGTACACTAATTCCTGTATTAATGCTCTTTCCTTATCTTCTGATATAAAAAGTAGTTGTTTCACCCCAATTCTGGATAATCTGTGTAATTTATACCATCAACTTGGATGTCTCCGTAACTTATACCATCAATTCTTGGATCTGAAGTCCCATAATACTCAGATGCAGTGTTTCCGATACCTATATCCGTCGAAATTCCTGAGTAATCACCACCAACAAAGTCCCACTCTGTGGAAACTTGTAGAGTTTGCTCTTCTTCCCTTTCTTTTGCGGTTTTCCAGAAATAATTCTCATCATTTCCTAATCCATCTCTATCATGACCGTTTTCGACCTGATAATAGACCGTTGAAACCTTAAAATCGGGCACTTTTGGTGTTTCTGGAGTTAAACTATTATCATAAATCCTCATTCTGTTGTTCGGATAGAGGCAAAATTGCCCATTATCGAGTTCAATGAGGTTATGAGACTTATGTTCAGCAGGTTGTTCGCTAGTTGAGTAGTCGATTGCGTCTACATCTTGATGATAATTGTCTAAAGTGCAAATATATGTGCCAGTTTGCGTTCCATAGTCTCTTGTATAGACTTCATAGTGCATTGAACCCACAAATTGCTTCTGAACTGCGACTACACCATAGTCCATACAGTTCCAAAACTGCAAATTATGCAATTCCATGTCTGGAGTGGGTGTTTCTGGGTCTGAAACAAACGCAGAAATCGGCAGTTTATCAAACATCGCAGCGTATTCGGGTAAATACGTCTCAAAATAGAAAGCACGACCAGGTATACTCTTTGCAGAGACCCATACTCCCTTAACAAATTCCCCATGACCACTCTTATGGTCGGTTAAGTACTCTTTTCTTACCCATACTTCATAGGAAGGTAAATTACAAATTAAAGCGGGCATTTAAGTTATCTCCCTTGTCCTCTATATCTCTTACGAGCCGAGTTACGCGATGACGCGGTATATTTTGAGTGTTTACCCCTTCCCTGACGAGTTTTTTTCGGGCGGGATTCAATTTTGTTTGCCATATTTAGATTGTTTTCTTATTGTTTCGAGTGATTCAGGTCGAGGGGTTCCCTCGCTGTAAAATTTCTGAGAAAGATCCATCATAGTATCGAAGTATTCTTCCTCAGTTAAGTCTTGATAGACGAGTTCCCCGTCCACCTTGATATCAAATAACTCTAGTCTTTTCATGACCTACACGTATACGAGGGTCGCACCAGATATCAAAACCTGCTTCTTTCGCATCAAGACAGAAAGATACGTCCTCTCCGCACATATCCTGCACTTCTCCAGATTCAAAGACCTGCATTTTAGGTGCGAACCATGGATAAGGCATTTCTGGATGCTCAAATACTCCATGTTTAATGAGTAACCATCCGAAACCTGTATAGTCTACTGTAAAAGGTTTGCGTCTCTTCTGTATAGTTTCAAGAGTTTCATGATTCATAACTCCACCGTTAGATCGGAAATCATCCTCCTCTAACCAGTGTGCAACTGAAGAAGTTTGACCATCTTCAGTACAATACCAACCACCAACAATTGATCTTTCCTTACTCGGATCAACTTTAAGATTCTGACCAATAACCTGTTTTGCAGGATTACCATCAGCATCTAATACAGCATTACCATCTTTATCAAGTATATCCTGTACTACATCTTCCTTTGTTATTGCTTCTTCTGGTATCGACATCAATACTAATTGATAAAACTTCTCAGAGTTAAAAACAATATCACTATCAATCCATAACTGATAATCATACTTTAACTTTCCATCCCAAGGTATTTGATCAGGACCACGAAGAACGTTTGCTCCTAAACATTTACATCTTGCAAAGTTCACCATTGAACTATAGTCTTGAGAAATCTGAATACTTGCTCCAGATTGTACAAGATCAAAACATAGTTGAACGAATGACTTTAAAAAGATATAACTTACACCTCTACCAGGTAGACAAAATACAATTGTCTTTCCTTTTATTAACTGTCTTGCTAAAGCATAATCCCATTCTGCCTTCTTTGGTTTGGACTTGACGGGGGTTTTTGCTTTAACTGTAAATCCTTTAGCCATAATGTGTTGTAATTACATTCATATCATACATCATTTTATGTATAATGTCAATAAGAATGTTCATGTGTAATATCCGTATCCGTAATCTCCGAGTAGGTAATATCTTCTGTATGATAAGATGTATATAACTTATTCCAAATTAATTCAAACACATTATTCTTTCCTTGTGTAAACATACATATTCTTTCTAATCCATAAGTAAGTTCTACAGAAACTGGTTTACATTCGATTCCTGCCATTTGTTGAAAATAAGTGAATTGTGTAATTTCCATACCATCACA